CAGGGGCACAGGCAGATACCGCATTCGATATACCGCTCGCCATCACGCCAAACATGGGTCCTGCACGCTCGATCATGCCGCCCAGCGTCTCCGTGATTGCCGGCATGCGGTCGATCAGCCCCTGCATCGCATCCTGCACATACGGCAGTGCCTTCTCGCCAAGGCTGGTCAGCATCACACTTCCGGCGTTCTTTAGCTTCGACGCCATCGCGGACACCGAATTTGTCTGGATATTAAATGCCCGGTCCGTCGCCCCGGCCGCTTCTCCCATTGCTGCCGTTTTTTCTGCAAAGGCGTCTGCCTGCGCCCCCGTCAGCGCCAGCACCGCATTTTTGGATTCAATGCTGGAAAACAGGTTTGCAAAGGCAACCTCGTCCCCTTTGACGGATTCTTTCAGCTTCGTCAGGATCCCGCCCAGCCCTTCGCTTTCCAGCGCTGCTGCCCCGGATGTATAACCCATCTTTTTGAGGGCTTTTTCCATCTGGGAGGACGGGCTTAAAAATTCCTGCATCGTTGCCCGCAGCTGTGTCGTCACTTCCGCAGTGCCGCCGGTAACGCCGGTCAGCGTCGCCATCGCGCCAAACAGCTCTTCCTGACTGACCTTCATGGTCGCCGCCAGCGGGACTACCTGACCCATGCTGCTTGCCAGCTCCGGGAAACTTGTCTGCCCCAGTTTTACCGTCAAAAATGCCAGATCGGACGCCTTCTGCAACGCCGCTGCAGAGGTATCTCCATATCCTTTCGTGACCGCTGACAGCATGTTGACAGAATCTGTTGTCGTTGCATTCCCGGCCTTTGCCGCTTTGGCGGCGATCTCCAGCTGCTTTACGGACTCCGCAGATTCCCCGAATGCCGACACCACTTGATATAAGCCATCCGTAAGGTCTGACGTGGCTGCTCCGGTATCAATGGATACCTGTTTGAGTTGCTTCGACATCCCCTGCAGCTTGCCCTGCACATCCCCATCCAGTAGCGTGCCAACATTTTGCATCTGGCTCTGGAAGGACGCTGCCTGCGTCCCTGCCGCACCTGCCGCTATCGTAAAGGCACCAAGCGCCGCTGCCGTTCCGGTCAGCATGCCCTTACCCATGGCTTTCATCGCCTTCTGGCCGCCCTTTACGACCAGCTGCACCACTTTGGTCGATTTGATCTTATCCAGCTGGCTCTTTACCTTTTTGACCTTATCGACCGCATGCTCCGTCTTCGCCTGTATCTCAATGGTCTTTTTTGCCAGCGGCTGCAGCTTCTTTTTGACCCCTTCGATCGCCTTATAGGCTTCGGAGTTTTTGATCTTCAGCTCTTTTTCCCTGATCTTCTTTTTATCAAGCTTTTCAAGTTCTTTTTTTGTCTTCTCAACTTCGCCCCTGTAACCGCGTGTGGATTCCTTCGCCTGTTTCATGACGCCGGATACGTTATCCTTCACTGACAGGACAGCACCAAAAACCTCCTTCAATCAATCCACCTCATTTTCCGGGCAATAAAATAGAGAGCGCCTCCAAAAAGGCGTCCCTCATATCTTCCTTGCACTGCTCCCTGTTCAGTTCAGCGATCGCCTGCATGATGCCCTGCTCCATGCGGGGCATGGCAAAGATCTCTTCCGGCCGGTATCCCCTCTCCATCCAATATCCTGCAAGCCACATCTTACGGGACTGCTTTAAGAGTTTTTTATCTCCTCATCCTCCCGGATCACTTCAATCTTCGCATCCCCCGTCATTCCGGAAAGCTCCAGCACCTTGTTCACAATAAATGTGCGTTCTGACCCGGTAAACATTTCCGTGATCTTATAGTGCTGTTTCAACGTGCCTTCCTCCACAAGGATCTTCGCCGCATTCTGCAGTGTTGGGGAAGCCATGTAGATCGTATATTTGTCCACTTCAATGGATTCGTCGGAAAAATCCATACAATCCCTGATCTCTTCCTCTGTCAGTCCCCGGATCTCAACCTCCATGCCGACCGACTTGACCATAAGGCGCATGGTACGGAGCTTCTTGCGCTCCTCGATCCGCTCTGCCGCCTTCCGCGCAAATGCCTCAAATATTACATTCTTCTCTTTTTCCATGTTCTTTTCCTCCGTTACTGTTCACTGATCTCATCCAGCAGGACCATATCCGACGGGGTAAATGCAAAAGGGTACTCCTGCTTGACAACTGCACCCTTTTCCCATTCCAGACCAAATTCAGAAAACGCTACATTCCCAATCTGGTATCGCTCCGTCTGTCCCCCGGTCGCATCCGGGTCTTTCAGTTTTGTAATGATAGTCCCTCTCGGGTCTTTCCCTTTACTGATATCTCTACGTACATCCTCAAACCGGGTGAACGCCTTTACCAGCGTCAGGGTTCCTTCCCCTTTCTGACCTGTGATCTTTGTGTCCACATCCATCCCGATCTGTACGTCTTCCCTATTTACCGTTACTTTCGCGGCAATCTTGGTCGCTTCGGCGATTTTAAAGCCGTTGTACCAGATTTCTGCCCATGTGCCGCTCAACGTCTTATTGCCCTTTAATTCCTGCATGGCTCCTCCTACATATTCATCTTAAGGGTCAGGTCTTCCATCGCGTCTAAAAACCTGCACGCTCCTGTCAGGAAGAGATACGAGCCCGTATTTGCTTCCCGTATCTGAGTGTCGGTCATTTCCTCCGTGTCGATCCCCTGCCTTTTCAGGTACTCCCGGTTCGCCTCCAGGTCAACTTCAACAAAGTTATCCCCGGTCTCATCCAGCACGCTGCCCTCCATCTTTTTCAGGTAATCGTTGACCGCCCCGACAAACATCTGCTTGTTGTCATAGCTATTGACCACCTTGCCCACATATTCATCTTCAAACGTCGTGTAGATATCGTGGATAATCACATCCATCCCCTCCACGATCTTGATCTTTTTAAGGTCTTCCGGCCGTTCCTCCGTTATGCTGGTCAGACTTGTCACGCCTCGTCCCAGCTTATACTTTTCCCCGTCGAAGACGACTACCAGTTTGCCAGCGTCCACTTCTGCCCCCGCATCTGCAGGCAGCTTCGCGTCCACCACTTCCGGAAGCTCATAATAGGTGCAGCTCCTGTCAAGGGGCAGCCCTGCCAGGATCCCTGCGACCCTACAGCAATACTCTGCGCCCGTATAGGTCTGTACCTCATCCTGATTCTCCCACAGTGCAGTGACACCTGTAGTCGCAAAATTGACCACATGGGGATCGTCCGCAGCGCAGTCCGGCAGCACCGCCTTCGCTTTCTTCCCCTGCCTCCTTACCGCTTCCAGATACGCCTGCAACGCTTCCTTGTCCCCTGCCGTATATGCCGGGTACGCCAGATAATCAATGTTGAGCGGCAAGATTTCTTTCAAGGTGCCTGCAAGGTCCGGCGTCTCCTCATCCTTTAACAGCCGGACTGCCACCACGCGCTGGGGGCTTCCTTTAAACACCAGTTCAAGCGCCTTTAAACTCTCTTTTGTCCAGTCCTCCTGCACCACATCCCGCCACCGCCTGTACGGCGTCAGCATCTGGTTCTTTGTCGTGTCATCCAAAACCACCGCCACCATTCCGCGGCTGCCGCTCCGGATGGCGGTATCAGCCTTCCGCTGGAAGCTGATGATGATCTCCGGTAATCCCATCCCTGTTCCTCCAATCTACCTCTAATTTTGTTCCCACCGGCTCCGGTACCTCAAAGGGAACCGTGTCGGTAAATGCCATGGTCATCATATAATGCCCGATGTCGTCTGTGACTGCCATCTGGCTGCTGCAGGTAAACGCCCTGTCCCCGATCCTGAAAAACGGGCTAAAGATCCCGTCCAGCCGTTCCAGCATGGCATAGATCTTTTTATTTGACGTGTGCAGCTCCTCCATGTAGGAAATGTCCACAAGGATCTGCTTGTCCCGCCACATCCCGGCAGCCGCAGCCCCATAATTTAACGGCGTCAGCTGCACATGCAAAAGCGGGAAGCGTTTCGCCTGCGTCACATCCTCGCCCGTGATATTTTCCACGTCCGTCCCTTCCCGCAGCAGCCTTATGATACCGGCGCGGATCTCTTCCAGTGTCATGTCATCCTCCCATGCCCTTTTTCAGGACGTCTGCCATCTCCTGCAGGTCATCCGCCATGTAGGTGTCCCTATATGCCGCGATCCCCTGCTCCAGCATATGCCGCCCGTCCGTTTTTCCCACCGTCTTGCCGTGGGATACGATCCGGTGCCCGTTGTTTACCGCCTCTGCATAATCTGCATCATTTTCAAGGATGATCACCACATCATTCCCCTGCTTTTCTGCCGATGAACGCCAGCGCCGTCTCAGGTTGCCCGTTATGACTGGCGTTTTTCGCTTGACCTCCCGGACACATTTCTGTCCCATGCGCCCGGCAACGGTCAACACTTTCCCGGACTCCCATGCGTTCAACCCCCGGTCAAAGGCACGCTCCAGATCCTCCAGGCTCCTCATGCCAGCCCCTCTGTCTGGATGGGCGTCTCCCCGTGGGAGATATAAGCAAAGGTCCTACCGGTTACTCCCTGAACCGTCTGCCCCGCCTCCGTGACCACCACCGCAATGTCATTGTCCTCCAGCAGGATCCCCGGGGGCGTAAACAGCACAGCGCCCATCTGGCGCTCGCTGTGGAACTCCTGCCGGTCCGGCTTATTGTTCCCCGACTGGCTCAGGGCGCAGAGGACGTCTTTATAGACTACTTCCTCCAGTTCAACGCTTTCTTGCGTCTGCGGGTCCCTTCCCAGCCGCTTCCGTACCACCGTCAGCCTGTCGTGGTACGTTTTTTGCAGCAGATCTGCTTCCTTTTTTCCTCTCATTCTTAACCGCCTTCCCTGCCGTCTTAAATTTTAAATCTTCAAACCTCATATCCGCCTCCCCCTACAGGACGCGCAGCCTGCGGAACTTACAGCAGATATCCCGCTCCTCCTGCGACATGTCATCCTGCGATATGGCCGTTCCATAGGTGATCTGGGTATCCCCCCGCTTGATTGCCGCCACGTTGTCGCCATTGTCCCGCTCAAAAGCACGCTCGACCATGTGGCGTACTACATATTCCAACTGCCACGGGAATACGTCGCGGTTGCAGAACAACGTGACCGCCGTTACTGCATCCTCCAGCATCAGGCGCAGGACCGGGTCGTTTTCCTCCCCGGCCACACCGATCCTGAGCTTTACTTTTTTCAGCATTTCCTCCCAGTCAATCGTTGCTGTCATCCTTTTCTGCCGTCTCCTTTGCTTTCCCCCGGTTAGAGCCTTTTCCTGATGCTTTTTTCTCCCCTGCCTGTACCGCTTCTGCAGGAGCAGCTTCTTCCTCACCGGATCCTTCCGTCCCTTCCTGTGCTGTAGGATCAGCCCTCCGGACGGGATCCTCAACAAATCCCTTTTCCTTCAGCTCTGCTGCCTCTGCCTCACTTGCTGCATAGTGCACCATGTTCAGCCTTCTCATCCGCTTCTTCATCCTACTGCCTCCGCATTTACCAGACATCTTTCATATCTCGTCTTCGGCAACCAAAGCTCATGGTACCGGCGGTATCCGATAAACCATGCGTCCGCTTTCTGGAAAGTATCCGGGTCAAAGATTTTCATCTTATCCTGCTTTGTTACTGCGATCGGTGCATTCTGGGGTGTAATGATCCAGTTGATGTCCTTTGCAGCTTCATCCGGTGCAAAACCGCCTTTTTCCTCTCCGCCGCTCTTACCATCGCGGAATACATAGGCAGTCTTCATCCGGGCAGAGGGCACCGGTCTGAGATAGCAGTTGTCGATCTGGTTCAGGTTCGTCTGGATTTTCCCTGCCGTAAACTGTGCTGCATTGACCACTTTCTGGTACTTCGCATTTTTTTCCAGTCTCGACTTAACCGCCTGACGGATGGAAATGACCAGTGGAATCTCCTCGCCGATCACATCCCTTACCTTTGCGATATCATCCATCAGCGCATCCCAGAGAGTATCATCTGCCACGGTATAGTCCGTGTTTTTTCCACCCTCCTTTAACAGCGCATACAGCTTAGAATAGCGGTATGCATCAATTTCCGGTACGACCTGCTCTTTCTGGAAAAGGCTCACCACACGAGTTGCGTTTGCGATAAAATTGGTTTCGTTGATGTCCATCGCATCCAGCTGGAAGGACGTTCCACGGTCCTGGGTCATGGTGTAATCCTCAAATTTCAGGGTCACGGAGCCATCTGGATAACCTTTGTCCCTGTCATAATCCTTTAAGCCGGTCACTTCCATCTGCGGCATTTTTACCTTGTTGCCACCGTCATACTGTACCTGTCCTGCATTCGCATCCATCCAGCTCGAGGTCAGCGCTGCCTCTGCCGCATTGTCCAGGATAGTCTGGAGCTGTACTGCATACTCTAATGTGTTTAATGCCATGTCTTTTTCCTCCCCTTACGCCATGTATTTCTCAATCTCGGATTTCATGCTTGTCCCGGACTGGCTGCCATTGCCGCCCTGCGGCGTCTTACCTGCCAGACGCTTTTCCACCTGCGCCTGTACCGCAGCGTCAAACTTTGTTTTAAAGGCGTCTGCATTCGCTTTGGTTTCCTTTAAGTCGCTGCCAAGGAGCATGTCCAAGAACTCTGTCGGGATCTGCTTTTCCGCCAGCACCTCACGGGCATCCGCCTTCAGCTCCCGGCGGGCAATGTCTGCCTCCCGCTTTGCCATCTTCTCCTCCGCCTGCTCCTGCTCATACTTTTCCTTGGCATCCTTGTCCATGCCCGCCACTTTCAGGGCCTCAGCCACTGCCGCTTCCTGTGCTGCTTTCTGGCGCTCGATCAGGTCGTCCACATATGCCTGGTTATAGGTCCTTGCCGCCGCTTCCGGCTTCTCCTGCACTGTGCCCTCTGCCGCCTCCGGTTTTTCCCCGGTCTCAGCGGCGGTTGTCGTTACTGTTTTTTCTTCTGCCATTTGGTTGTCCTCCTAAAAATTTGTATATAAAAAGGACTACACGTTTTGCGTGTAATCCCTTTCCTACCACATAAAGTTTTCAGTTCCTCTGTTCTAACTTTTTTCTTCTTTCCATCTCCCGCTCAATGAAAGCAAGGAACTCTGGATCATTCTTCTCTTCCTCACTTACCTCACAATGCCCTATGACCTCTGGTTTCGGAATATCCTTCCATCTGGGATGGGAAAAAGGAGCCGCTTTTTTCTCACTCATGCCTCTACCTCCATAATGAAAATCACACCATCTTGCTCTACAATATTTTCTACTTTAAACTTGCTGCCTCTCTTATATAATACCTCTTTTTCAGCAGTATTCAAGCCAGTCAGATCCTTCCCTTTGGTAGACTTCCGGTAAATCATCACGTTTGCAGTAGGATTATATCCTTCTTCTGTGGAACAGGATGTATATTCTTCGTAAATAATTTCCCCACCAATTTGGTAGCTTCCTAAAAATGCCTCTAAATCAGCAATGTCCAGACACCTGATTACTGTCCCCTGATAATCTGCAAGTTTATCCAGTGCCCCATCCAACTGTTTAACCAACGTATCCTCTCTGACCGTCAGTTTCCGATTATTACGAAGTGCATCATTGATTGTGTATGCCTCAAAACTAATATATTGGTTCAATGCCCTTTTTTCCTCATAGGTCATCAATGCCTGCCCATCGCTATGCTTTTTTGCCCACTGCTTGTAGGTCATATCCGCTGGGACTTCATAATATTTCCCCGCCCCATCCTTCGCGATCCGGCTGGTCGTTTTCTTCTTCTCCTCTTCCCCCGGGAACCAGACCACCGTAGTGCTGCGGCAGTTCGGGTGCATCGGCGGGTAGTTCTTCCCCGGCATGGCGTCCCTGACCTTGAAGTGTTTCCCATCCAGCTCCCGGCATATCTCACTGGTCCTCCCGTCCAGCGTTGCCAGAAATTCATACCATTCCACGCCGCATTCCTCGTAGGCGTCCTTTGTCGCCTGCTCATAGATATACGCCGTCTCCGTCCTTACAAGGCGCTTTGCGGCGCTGTAGGCAACACCCATCCTGTTCTGTATCCGTGCCGCCATCCGCTCCAGGCTCTCGCCCCGGATCAGCCCGACCACCAGATTCTCCCGGAGGTCTTTTGCAAAATGTTCGCAGTGCTGGTACAGCGTCTTGGAAAAATTCCGGCGGTCATACCGGTTCAGGATCGCACGGTCAACCGCCTCACCGGAAGGCTTCACGAAATCATACCCGAACCCCACATGCTGCTGTGTGTTATACACCTGCCTGTAATAGCCGTCTTCATATTCGCTGTGCAGGTACTCATACAGGTTCTGCTGGTTTTTATCATACAAATCCAACAGCTTCCGCTCGATCTCGACCTGCCTAAGCTCCAGATAGGAGATCTGCCCGCGCTTTGTATACGCCGCCATCCTGTCTTCCAGCTCTTTATGCTGCTTTTCCAGAGCTTCTATCACTTCCTCCGGCAGCATCCCTTTCCCTTCCCGGATCTTTTCCCGC